GCTGACACGGTTATCTCCCAGGTCAGCTACACCCTGGCCGACAACCTGGAAAACGTCGAACTGGCCAGCTGGGGTACGGCGGCGACCAATGCCTGGGGCAACGCGGTGGCCAACCACGTCACCGGCGGCCGCGGTTCCAACCAGCTCTATGGCATGGACGGCAACGACACCATCTCTGGCGGTGAAGGCAACGACACCCTCGACGGTGGCGCGGGTGCCGACTCCATGGCCGGCGGTCAGGGCTCCGACGTCTACTACGTCAACGATGCCAATGACGTCGTCTTCGAAGACTCGATCTCCGGCGCGGGTACGGACACGGTCATCTCGACCGTCTCCCGCACCTTGGCAGCCAACGTCGAGAAGCTGACCCTGGACGGCGCGGGCGACATCTACGGCTTTGGCAACACCATGAACAACACCATCACCGGCAATATCGGGGCCAACGCCCTGGACGGCGGTGCGGGTGCGGACACCATCACTGCCGGCGCCGGCGCCGACTCCATCTTCGGCGGCACGGGCAATGACAACCTGACCGGCGGTGACGGCGCCGATCGCTTCGCCTTCAACAAGACGGGTGGCGGCACCGACCACGTCACGGACTTCCAGGTGGGCGTCGACCACCTGGCGTTCAACGCGTCGGAGTTCACCAACAGCCTGGCCAACACCCTGTTCACCAGCAACGCCAACGGTACGGCGGTCGGCAATGTCGGTCAGTTCATCTACAACACGACGACCCACACCCTGGTTTGGGACAGCAACGGCACCGGCAGCGGCGGCGTTACGGCCACCGTCGTCTTCGACAACAATGTCACCATCACCAAGTCGGACCTGGTCTTCCTGGTGTAAGACGAAGGTTCCGCGCAAACTGAGAAAGGCCGGCGGGAAACCGCCGGCCTTTTTCTTTCAGTAAAAGGCAATTCTTCTCCTCTCCACTTGCGGGGAGCGGTGGAGGGGTATCTTGCAGAAGGCAGCCCAGCCCCCGCCCTCCCCTACTTGAACACCAGCGCCATGATCACCGTGAACATCGCGCCCCCTACGCCGATCAGCAACAGATTGACCCGATTGGTGAGATCCTTCACATCCCCTTTCACCGTGGTCAGCCCGTCATCGATGCGGCTGTAGCGCTCGGCGCACACCTGCTCGTGGGTCGAAATATCGGCCTGAGCCTTGAACGCCGCGTCCAATGCCCGCTCGGCGACCGTCTGTTCCGTCATGGCTTACAACCCCTTCCCGGCTTGAAAATCGGCCAGCGACCGCCCGCCGGTATATTGAAAGTGCGGATACTCGCGAAACCGGGTCCAGTCCCCGGCCCAGTCCAGCCCGTGCGCCTTGCCGATAGCCCCGATCCTCAGCCACAGCCGGCGGTCTTCACAGGCGGTTCCCCACACCGGCTTGCCCAGCCGCAGCGGCACGACATCGAACGCCACCCGCCAGTTATGAAAGGACTGTCCGCCCTTTGCATTGGTGACCTTTTTGCCGGGCCGGCTGCGTCCCTGGGCATAGAGCGCATCCTGGCTGTCGTGGTCACGATAGGTGGAGGTGACGAGGAGTTCGATCCCCTGGGCATTACAGCTTTCGAGGAACGCGCGCGCCTTGGCCGCGACGATGGGATGGAGCGCGGCGATATCCCGGGTATTGATCATTGGCCGCCCTCCCCGCTGTTGCGTGACTTGCCCCAGTAATATCCGGCAACGAGCGTGAGGATGCCGATGATGGCGGCGCCGGCCTGGATGAACATGTCCTGGTTCCCGACCGGCACGGGCACAAACGCCAGCACAACGAGGATAAAGGCGACAAACCCGATCAGGGCAAAAACCAGCACATGCTGAACTTCGAGTTTCATACAATTCCCCAATAAAAAACGCCGCTGTGGAGCGGCGCTTGCAGAGTATTTTGTTAAATCTTGTTAGCGGCGTTTGCGCCAGAAAGGCGTATCAACACGCCGCGACCCTCGAGAACCGGGATTAAGCCAAAAATGGTTTATAGCCTCCCTGTTTCTGGCAAACCCGGATGGAATTTTACCTATCCAATCAACGTAATTGTAGTCTTGACCTTCCCAATAATGGGACACTCTCGTGGCTGGTTCGCCGTCCGAATAATACTTCACCATCCAGCCAAAGTTCACAGTCCGCGTCAATATAGGAAAATAGTCCATTGATACGGCACAATCGTCGAAGAAATACATCGAGTTGTAAATACACAGAATCCCCCCAGGCTTTAATACATCATGTAATAAATTTATTTCATCAACAAATTTTCCGAAGCCATATACGTCCTTTATATTCACCACTTCCTCCCGCAGGGGAAAACGGCAAAACACGCTCATCGCCAATATCAAATCATAAGGGCCGCCAGAAAATACTGCTTCATAAGTCGATTCCTCTATCGAAATTCGGTCATGGGAAATAGCCGACGCCTTCTGCAACGCCTTTTCGTCGAGATCTACTCCTTTGATAATTGCATTAGGAAACACATCCGCCGCGTCCAGACATTCCTCACCAGAAGAACAGCCGAATGACAAAATACGCAAGGCGCGCCGACTTCCCAAAATAGCCGCCGCTTCTAGAAGAAAGGGAAGGTTTCGCCCCCTCCTAGTGCTTGTATGTATCTGGTGACGCTGTCCCAAGGATTTATTTCAACATTTCGAAAGGCACTGCCAAAATAAGCAAAAAATTCAATCCTTTATCTTTCGCCACAAAGTCACATCATGCAGCAGATGGGCGCAAGTTTCAGGATTGATCCACTCTTGGCGAATGCCATTTGCCTGAAGAGTCTTATCCTGTCTTTTCATCTCGATCCACTCATCTTCGGTCAGTTCGTCACCGCGAAAGAGTACGACATTACGGTTTGCGCGGCGGCCATCAGGTTTGTGCCTGACCATCCAACTACCATAAGGCGGAAATCCTCTGGCTTCAGGCTGGTACGCATCGAATAATGAAAAGTCGTCAAAAAAATATGCGGCATTGAATAGACCCAATATCCCGCCGTGAGCAAGATGACGATGAAGAAGACGAAGGCCATCATCAAAATGCGTGATCGGGTACAGGTGAGAAATATCCTCAAACTGCTTTGATTTTGGAAAAACGCAAAATACATTCATCGCAAAAATCGCGTCAAACGGACCGTGCGCACGAAGATTTCCCTCTGTTGAATCCATAATTGAAATGCGGGGATGATGAATATGGGCCGCCTTTTTTAGTGCTTCTTGGTCGACATCAACCCCAGTGATATCAGAATAGCGAAACACCTCAGCCAAATCGAGGCATTCCTCCCCGGTAGAGCAACCGAAAGACAGTACCTTCAGCTTTTTACGTCTACCAAAAAGACGCCTCGCGGATCGGAAAATATCGGCATGTCGCCCATGAAATGTTTTTGTGTGCGTTTGGTGTCGTTTAGTCAGTTCGTGCATACCCATCCCCATAAATTACACACAATACGCATGCGCATTTCAGTTTCGCAACTTTGCGAAAAATGAACAAATTAACATATGATAAACTATGCCTGCTTGATCCAAAGCGAGACATCAGTATGACGACCAGAATAAATTTCCGATGCTACCCACTCGTGCCTCGCAGAATCTTTCCTTAAATCCGGACTAACCGCCTTCAACGCTCTCCACTCTTCCCGAGAATATTCCTTCCCTTCGTACGTTGTATAAATACTTGTCGCCCGCTTCCCGTCGGGACGATATCGTTCCATCCAGCCGCTATGTAGGTTTACACCATGCATCAAAGGGGCGTATTTGGAATAAACTTTTGTATCATCAAAAAAATACTGGCAATTATACATTCCCAAAACACCGCCAGGCTTCAAATACCTATCAAGGTCATGTATCATCTCATCAAACATATAAAATGGATAAATTTCAGATATATTATCCAAGCCCTCCGTTGAGGGATAACGACACAATACATTCATAGCAAATACAATATCATATGGCGCGCCGGAAAGTATATTTTCTTCCGTAGAATGCATGAATTTGATGCGAAAATCATTTATAAGATTAGCTTTTGCCAATGCTTTAATATTAACATCAACACCAATTATCTCCGCATTCGGGAAAATCTCTGCGAAATCTTGACATTCGGCCCCAGTAGAACAACCAAAAGACAAGATTCGAGGTGAATTGGCCAAAACCAACCGTGATGCAATCTCCTGCATCAAATCAGTATGTCGGCCGCGAAAAGTCTGAGTGTGCAACTGGTGGCGGGGTTTGGCGTCGTCCATACCCCACCCTATCACTGCGACTACCTATGCTGCAACGCCGAAGATGTCGGTAATGAAGCGACCATTGAGGTCTATTGGAATCGGATATCCAGTCGAATTGATAGCCACCGCCGAAAGGACCTGGTCAGCTATCTGATCGCCAAACTTGAAGGTAAGGTTATAGGTTCCGGCGAGGGGCTTTATCTTGAATTCGACCGCAGCACGGCTTACCAGCGTTGTCCCCTGCACTTCTATAGGAGACCCCCAATGGCTTGCCGTAGAGATCTGATACCCCGAAATTATAACACTTGAAGTCGAATTCGAAGACGCAAGGCGCGGGGAGTTGCTCGCCGGAACCAGCCCAAATGTCAATGTTCCAAGCGCGGTCGAAATACACGGAGCAATCATCCACATCAGGTATCTCCCCTCCGTCAACTTGATAATTCCGGAAGAAGATACCGAACTCCCTTTAGTACCAACTGCCCCATTTCCATTCATATCAAAATTTGAATACGCCTGAGAAGTGAAAGCTGCAGATGCAGCAACAAGTTGAAAACAACCAAAACTCAAACTACTGGCTATTACGTACATAAAATACGTATTACCAGATGTAAAGGTAAAGTTCTGCTGCCCTCCCGCGATAGAATGGGAGCCTGAACTGCCGTCGCCGGCAATTTTAATAGCATCGAACGAAAACGCCCCCATTTGGTTTTGTGTAACTAAGACGCGAGTTCCTGTTGTTCCCCAAGCTTCTGGCTGAAGCGAAAAATTACCCACCGCTGTCTCTGCTGGTTCCACCAGCAATCCCAAATCTGTCACTGCGGGAGTGCCGCTTGGAAATAATGTAAAATTCCCCGCGCTCGTAAGTGCCCAAGCCTCCGACGGCCGCGAAAATGTCGCCGCGGTTGGATCGGACAACAACGCGCTCCAGGACGTATATTCGCGCCCTTTCAACCACGACCAGCCCGAAACAGGCTTAATATGAAAAGCCGCTCCAGGAGTAACCCAACTTGGCGTAGGCCTCGGCCCGCGAAAAGCCAGCCCCATACGGCCGATACCGAATCCCATCATTTTACGAAACCTGTCCTTTTAGCTTGAATTTCATCTCATCGGCCTGCAAAGCACACACCCCCTTGCCCGTCGGGAGTGACGTGTTACGGTGGTCCACGAAACCGGAACTATTCCAAAGACTTTCGAACCTGAGATGTGACATGGACGGTACCGCCCTCCCCAAGCCTGACTTTGGCAGCTATGACGTCGCGGCTCTGCGGACGCATATTCTTCAGCGCGCAACGGAGACTGACGCGGGAACAGATCCCTTCCGTCATCTCTACATAGAAGAGATTTTTCCCGACTGGTTTTACGAAGAGCTGCTTGCCCTGATGCTCCAGAAAAAGCACAGCGACGACCTTCAGGATCGCCGGCAGGACAGCAAGGCTTTCGTCACTAAACGGTTCAACCTTGTTGAGTTCGACCACCCGCTGATCAACTGCCTTCGGGCTGTCTTCAATGACACCGAAGTCAAACTTCTTCTGCTTCAGAAATTTTACCTGGACCCGGACGAAGAATTCGCTGCCAGTCTGGCCATCCACAAAGAATTCGAGTTCTTTTTTACCAAGGCGGGACGTTTTCAGAATATCCACGTCGATATTCCGCCAAAGTGTCTATCCTTCGTTTTCTATTTTCCGGAGCATGAAGTTTCTCCCGAAGAAGCCGAGCACAATGCGACCGTCCTTTACGACAAAAACCTCACGCCGCACTATCCCGCCAAATATAGACGGAACACCTGCTGTATTTTTGTCGCCCACTTCCATTCCTACCATGGCTTTGCATCGACCATCGATCGTGATGTCCTGGTCATGTTTCTGATCAGCTATCCCGAACTGGCGGAATGGTTGCGCCTAAAGGGATCAGGCAAGGAAATGCCGCCCTATAAGGAGATGCTGGACGCCATTGAAAACAAGCTTCGCCGTTATCCGTTGATTGAGTACGGAACCAGCGAAGAAATGCTCATAACCGCCCGCGCAACCTGTCGGATCAACGCGCCCAGCGGCCGCGTCATGCGGGAAGATGAAACCGCACCGGACGTGATGATGTAGCTGCACGCCAGCCCCATCCGACCGATGCCAAATCCCATCATGCTCAGGCTACCGTCACTTCCTGGCCGCCCGTGACGGCGAAATACTCCACCCAGCCCGACGGCACGGTCAGGCTCTTGCCGCCGATGGTCAGCACCACCGGCGTGCCATTGGCGTACACCCGGATGATCCCGGTAATCGCCGGCGTAAACGTCGCGGCATAGCTCTGCACCGGCCGGCCCGCCACGGGTCCGATCCGGCCGCCCTCCTCGCCCATCGCCTTGAACAGCGTAATCTCGGCAGCCATAACAAATCCTTCCAGAAAATGTGAAACCTATAGCCCCAGCCTCAGCCGGGTCACCTCAACGGGTTCGCGCACGAAGCCGAAATCGCTGTCCGACGGCGCACAGACCGGCCGCTCAAAGGCCAGCCAGTCCTCGTCATCCGCGATAAAATAGGCCCGGCATGTCGCAGCCGCCCCACTGCCCCCACCGCCCGTCAGTGTCACCGTCACGGCCGCCTCCAGATTCGCCCCGGCGGAATCCAGCACCACCGAGGTCACCTTCCCGCCGGCCACGACGGCATGCGCCATCGGCCACTGCTTTCCACCATTCGAACCGCCGCCGCCGAACACCACCGTTGGCGCCGACGTATAGCCGCTGCCTCCGCTGGTGACCGTGACCGACCGTGCCGTGCCCAGGGCCGGCGTGTAATAGATCCGCAGGATCAACTGCTCAGCTTCCGAAGGCACAACCGCCGTCGAGGTGAAACTGACATCCCCCTCCGCGGCCACGACCGGACAGGCCCCGTTCGACAGGTCGATCGCATCCGGATTGAGATTATCGTCGGTCAAAGGCGCGACCGCTTCGCGGTACTTCAGGTCCCACGAAAGCTGCTGATTATTGTCCGACCAGGCCGCGCCGCACCACGCCCGCAGCTTGAACGACGGATATTTCCCCTTCAGCTCATGCAGCCGGTCCCCGGTGATCGACTGCGCCACCAACAGGCTGTTCGCTCCGCCCGTATCCTTGTTGCGCTTGATCCGGACAGCATAGCGCCCACGCTTGCCGGCGATCCGGCTGACCGTGGCATTGCCTCCGGTCCGCACGGCATACCACCCGTTCGCCCATTCCGTCCCGGTCGCGGTCACGGCCAAACTCCCGGCCGGCCACTGCAGGAACTCGCCGTTCAGCAAGATCGGCGGCCCGCTATACGGTTCGTACAGCGACGGATAGCGGTTGCCATACCCCGTCCCGACATTGTCGGCCATTCGCACCGCCGGCCCGTCATAGTCGATCTCGCCGAAGTAACAGTTGACCGGGGCGATCGGAGCGATCGCCCCGACGAAGGCCCGCCGGAAGATCCAGTCGGTATCCCCGTCATTCCAGAGCGCCTCGACCAGATCGCCATCGGCCGGCGCCACGAAACCGCGCGTCACCGGATCGACCTCGCCGAAATAGTCCGGGGTCGGTCCCTTGGCGCGGAAGATCCAGTACACATTGACCGACACGCCCTCGACCACGGTCGTCGTGCCGCTCCACGCGATGGCATAGGACTTTCCGCAGTCCCCGCCCGGCACAAAACTGGCATAGCGCCATTCCCGGTCGATCCGCCCGCCGCCGGTAATATCCTGGCGGCTGATGATCTTCCCGAAGCTCGAATGCTGGGCATAGTTGCCGGCCGACGATCCCATCGATCCTGCCACGCCGCCATACCGCGCCACCGACGAACCCCAGTGACCGTTATAATACGAGGTGACCAGGTCGACCCGCGACCCCCGCCCGGACATGTGCACCCCGCCCAGATGGCACTCGACGGCCTCGGCGTGGCGCACATGCATCCGGTCCCCGGTCAGCGAACAGGCCGCATCCCCCGTGCGGTGGGCGTACAGGTAGTCGCACGTCCATTCCCGGCACGAATAGGTCACCCCCAGGGCCTCTTCGCCCAGTGTGTAGAAGGTGGTCTCCAGGTCGGCCATCCGCCCCAGCGCCCTGCCCGTCACATAGCTCCCCGGCGACACCACCGCCGGGTGCGCCACCACCACCTGGGTCTCGGTCATCGCCACGATCTCGAACTCGCCGTTGAAAGCGTCGGCAACCGTCGACTCGACGTGCGAGATCCGCACGCGCTTACCCAAGGCCAAAGCCGGAATCCCCGTCTGTGCCACGATCGGATTGCGCGTCACCGTAAAGGTCGTGCGCCCGCCATTATCCGCCGACCACACCGCCCCGGTAACCCGGTTCAACGCCGTCTTGTGCGAGATTTCACGCTGCGACCACAGGAACGGATGGCTGTCGGCGGTAAAGCGCGTCTCATCGACCCATTTGCGCACCCACAGCACGTGCACCTTGCTGGCGCCCAGGTCGCCATAGATGCCGAAACCCGCGCTGTTGCGGATGCCGGCGGCGATGGTCAGCTCGGAACCACCCTTGATCGCCAGGACCGGCCCGTTCAGCTCATAGCCCCGCACCGTCGCATTGCCCTGCGTACAGTTGCTCAGCAACAGGCCGGAATTGCCGTTGTAATACCAAAGGTCGATGTCGAACTGGCTGCACCCGGTGAACTGAAAGGCATAGGCCGACGATCCATAGACCTTGCCCTGGTATTTCCATGATCCGGGCCCATAAACCTCGCCGCCGACAATACTGAAATTGCGCAGGTTGCTGCCAGCGATCGCCACCGATCCACCATTGAGGTTCGACACCCGCTGATGCGTGAGGATCGACCCGCTCAGGTCCAGATCCACCCCCGACCGCATCTGGATCGGCGTGCTGCCGATGTCGAACAGCCGTCCCTCGCTCGACAGATAGACCCGTTGCCCCAGCCGCATGGCCTGATCGCCGGCAGCATCGATCGCCGCCTGCAGCCACTCCCGCGGGCTCAGCTCCCCCCTGCCCGTATCCGCGACCGACCGGACGACGGGCGGAATGCGGTCGGCGACGCTTCGCCGTTCCGCCCCTTCAAAGGCCGAGAAGAGCGGCGATCCCGACCGCCCGCGCGCCCCGCCAACCAGGACGATATTGCGCGGCGCCGTCATGGCCGCACCCGCAGAACACCGGAGCCGATCTCGCTGGCACCGTCGTCGCCGTCATAGACCGCCGTCAGCCGCCAGTCGAACACAGTGAACTCCAATCCCTCTTTCAGGACAAACTGCGCCAAGTCTTCCGCCGACAACCGCACATCGACCTCCCCGGCGGCGGCATCGATGATGGTCAATCCGCTCTCCCCCTCTGCATCGTTCTCCACCACCGCCACCGGCCCGCACGCAAAGCGGAAACCGGTATAGTCATTGAGGTCGACGGGCTCGAACGCCCCGTTCTCGACATGCGCCATCAGGGTCAGCCCCGCGGCAAAAAAGGTCCCGGCCGTGGCCATCAAAGGCACGGGGGCATAGGTAACGGGCATGGCTCTGTCCTATGGAATTGTGATGAATGCCGGCGACGTCGGAACCGGGACGGACGTAAATCCGGCCGCGTTTTCTGCTCGTACCCACAGATAATAGGTCCCGGCCGCCAGTCCGCTTTCGACGTGGCTGGTCGCCGTGATCAATCCGCTGATATCGGTCGGGCTCGTAAAGCTACTGCCGCTGGTCGTGAACACCCGATAACCTGTAACCGCAGGCCACCCCGTCGCCGTCCACGTCACGGTCAGGTCCGGCGCGCTGTAGGTCCGCCCCGGCGCCACGGGCCCGAACGCCTCCGCCCCGATGTCCGGAACGAAGGCGCCGCTGCCGGGACCGCCCGATGATCCCCATTCGGTCGTCGCCGGCCCGCCATACCCGCCACCGAAAACGGCGCGGCATTGCAGGATGACCGCCTCCGATGGCATGGGACCGGTCACGATATCCGCATGACCGCTGTCGCTTGTCGACCCGGCATAAACCGGCCCGCTCCAGGTCGCACCACCGTCCGTGGAATACTGGTATTGATAGGCGACATCGGACCGGTAGGCGTTACTCAAATGCAGGGTGTACCGTGCCTGATAAACGCCCGGACTGATCTGGACATAGTCCAGCAGCTCGTAATCGTTGATATTAGGCACCCCGACCGTATTGGTTCCCGTACCGCCACTGGCCGCCGTGTCGATCTCGATATACTCGTCGTCCTCGAACGCGAAGGCATCTTCCGTCATCTCGACGAAGGTCATGCGAACCTTCCCCGAGATCAAGTCGACAATCTCCACCCGGGTCGGCATGACGACGATGCCGTCCAAAGCCGCACAATCGGAAATCTTCAGCTTGACCAGCATCTCCCCCATACATCGGATCAGCGACAGCCCGCCGACCACGTAACCGCGCAGGCGGGCATTGACCTTGGCGTCATGGATCTTGGCGATGCGCTGGGCCTGCCAGTGATTTTGCACCCACGGCAGATCCAGCCGGCCGGCGCGAACCTCTCCGGCCTCGCTGATCAGGGCTTCGTTTCGCCACCGACCAGCATCGCCCTCCTTATAAGCCTCCGCCGCATGGGTGTAGACGATATCGAACGCGTTGCTGTCGGCTTCGGCATCGACCCCGCGCTCGAAGTAATAGCCATCGATAATGTCCAGCGTATCGTCGATTTCGACCAGATCCTCCGGATTCAACCACTTGCCGGCATAGACGATCAATCCGCCGCGCCCGTCCTCGGCCAGATAGCCGGAACACGCCTTCAACATATTATCGACCACCACCGACGGCGCATTGCTGACGTAATAGACGCCCCCCAGCGCATATCGCGCCTGGCTGGACAGATCCGGCAGCATCACGCTTTCGTCGCAGACATTCGCCGCCGTCGACCAGAACCGCAGATTGGGATTGATGACCCGTTCGAAATTCTTGCCGACGTCCTGGACCAGATAGTGCGCCAGGCAAACTATAGGGTTGTCGCTCCATTCCCAGCTATCGGCGTCGTCGATGCGATGATCGCCCACCCCGCCGTCGCGCGTGTCGTCGCGGCGCCAGTCATAGACCTTCCGCGCCTTCATCTCGACCGAAGGCGCCGGAAGCCCCTGCGGATAGTCGATCGAAAACTTGTCGAGCGGCGGATTCTGGCAGATCAGCAACAGGCTGGCGATCCCGTCGCCGCGCGCCGTCGCCGGCCACAAGGACGGCAGCGCCGCCGTGGCCTGGCTGTAGCTGGTCTCCGTGGCCAGCCCCAGACGCGTATAGATGCGAACACGGTCGTCATTCACGCCGAAGGTCTTGTCGTCCGGCGATATGACAAAGTTCGACCCATTCAGCGTGACCACAAAGTCATTGAGATAATAGGCCTCGATGCTCTCGATCTCACCGTCGTGCAGCGCGATGACGTCGTAACTGTCGGTGTCCTTGGCCGCATACAGCATGTACGACCCCGAGATGCGCACCCGGCCGAAGGCCCGCATACGCTCAGGGATAGGTTGTTTGGTCGTCTGGTAGGCCGCCTCACCGGCCGGAATATCCTTGCGGCCCACCGAACTGAGCGCCGTCGAAACCGTATAGGCCGTTGCGACATAGACGGCCGCATAGACGGCGGCATAGGCCGCGGTGCCGGCCGTAAACCCCAGAGCCTGGGTGACCCAGGCGGCAAACGCTGAAATCGGATCTCCCATCAGACCGTCCACGCCTTCAGGCATTTGGCCGGGCAGATCAGAACGCCACGCCGCCCCTGCAGCGCCCAGCGTTTGCCCGTGCAGATCGCCATCATCGGCTCCAGCAAGCCGGCTGCCGACACGACGCCGACGTCACCGCGCCGGGGCTGATCCGTGACCCTAAGCGACGTCAGCCCGTGCTCACACAGGGCCACAAGCCCGCCGAAATGGCGCAGCAACGCCTCCGCCCCGCCCTCGTCATAGACGCCGAAGGGTTCCGAAAGGTCGGGGTGGCCGTTCTCGACCAGCCACGCCGCAATGGTCTTGGCGCAATCGCTCAGACCGTAGGCGAAGCGGGTCGCCGACAACCGCGAAAGAAAATCGTCTAAACTGGCCATGGCTTTGTCGTCTCGTTGGCGTAACCGCGCACATTTCTGCAAAAATCGTCGTCCGACGATCGGGTTTTCTGGTCGCTGTCGGTGTAATAGGCGGGGTTGCCCTGCCGGCGCCGGACGAACTGCGATCCGATGCTGATGCTGATCGACGTCCTGGGCCCCATGTCACTGTCGGACTGCTCCTTGGACACCGAACACTTGTCGATCGTTCCCGTCCACAGCCAGAAAGGCGTTCCGACAGGCTGCAAATCGACCGGATCGAGGACCAGGAAACCGATGGAGGCACCGGCATAGCGAAGGTCGGACGAGTCGGTTTCCAACCCGGCCGCCAGATCAGCCCCCTGCACGCCATAGGCCGACATCCCCAGATCCACCCGCGAAGCCTGGCCGTTGATCAGGCTGGTCAGCGACGGAAGCCCGGTAACCTCGCCGATACCCAGATAGGTCCCGCCGGTCACATCGACGGCATCCCCCGCCAGCGCAAATGTCCCGAACGAAGCCGCGGCGCGGACGGGTGTGGGCGTATCGATATAGAGGATCGGCACGATGCTGACCGTCTCGGCCCGCAGCAATGCCAGTTGGTCATCACCGATAATCACGGCCGCGCCTCCACGAACGTCACCTGCAAACGGCCCGTCGCTTTCGACAGCCCGTCATAGTCGATCTGAAACGACCCCGGTTCGGCATGGACGTGCAGGAAGCAGTAGGACATGTACGCGGTCGCGCCTTCGGCCACGGCGCCCCGAAGCGGCGGCCGTATCTCGAAGGTTTGGTCAGTCCCCGACGTAGCTCCCTTGACGACCAGTTCGTAGATCCGCCACCGGTCCCCGTGGTGAAGACTGAACTTGCCGGCCCGGATCGTACCGGCGCAGTCCAGAACGATCGTCGTCTGCCGGTTGGCCGCGGCCGAATTGACGGCGAGCGAAATCGCCTGGGTGTAGTCGGCCGGATCGAACGTCACCCGCGCCGGAAAGGCCGAAGTCTCAAACGTCCGCGCGGGATCGCCGCCACCGACCTGCGACCTGGCCTGTCGCAGCGGCAGGATCAGCGACGGCACGCCGGACCCAATCAGGGCCAGCCACGCCTCCGCGGCCAGGACCGACTCCTTGCTCTTCAGCAAAGCATCGATCTGGATGCGCCAGGAACCGCCGGCCGAGGTGTCGACCGTCTGCGACCGGGCGCCATCTATGGCGATACCACCTGATTGCGAATTGCCGATCAGAGTCACCACCGGATCGGGGCAATGAAAAAGGCCGCAAGGCCAGACCAGATCCGCCACCTTATGCCGCCTCGTAGGTATCGCTTCGGCGGACGCTGCCGTAAGCGGTTTGATTGGCAATCTCGACCGCCCGTCCGGCCGCCGCTCGCGCATTACGCGCGCTGACGGCATTGACGTGGACATCGAAATATTTCGATTTATCGACCTCGACGCGCACGATCATCGGCCCACCCGCTGCAGCATTGACGTGCGGCATAATGGTTCCGGACACACGCGGCACAAACAATTCGGGCCGTTTCTCCCCGACCACATAGGCCCGGCCAGCCTCAACGGGCCCGCCCCCAGCACGAAACCCGGCAAAATCCATCAGGTTCGTCATCCAGCCACCGGACGTCCCGCTACCCCCACCCTGGCCGAAAATCCCGCCGCCCCCGAAGATTCCGTCGTGGCCATAACCGGCATCCTGGGCGGCGTTACCCCCGATCAGCATGCCGAGAATTTTCTCGAATCCTGAGGACGCCCATTTGGCGACCATGTTTTGCAGCGTGCTTTTGAAGGCCTCCTCGAACGTCGTCATGCCGGCGACGGCGCGCCCGAAGGCATCGGAAAAGCTGGTGCCAATCTCGAAAGCCATATCCTTGATCGGCGTCGCCAGCCGTGGAATATCCTTCAGCGACTCTTCGAACGGTACGATATTCGGCTGCTTGAGCACGCCAACGTCTTCCTGCCTCGGCGGTCCCAGTGGTCCCTCTTTCGCGTCGATGGCCTTTTTACGCAAATCATCCAGTTGCGCTGCCAAGTGCGCGCTCAGCAATCCCTTCACCTTCGTGCGCAAGGACTCTGGAAGCTGCTCCAATACGGTATAAATGGTCATCACCGGCATGTCGGCCTGCGCAACAACACGGCTACGCGCGACTGGCCTTGCGTTGCGTTTGGTTTTGGGGGGATCGACAGTGGTATCGGTGGTCGGTTTAGACCATTCGCCCATACTCCTGACTTTTGCGATCTTCCCGGCTTCCTCGTTCAGGCGATCGACTTCGGCCTGCGCGTTCTTTTTCTCCTGCTGGAGCTGCGGCAGTGTTTTGCCGGTATTGCGGTCGTAAATGATCCCCCTGAAATTGGCTTCATTCTTCGTCGCATCCGCCAGCCGCTTTTCAGCGACGGACAGAGCGCCCATGTTCTTCATGCCGCGGACTTGCAACTGATCCTGGGTCAGCGTTTCGACTTCAGCAAATTGCGAAACCCAGTTGGCCAGTTGGTTGACCAGATCGCCTATAGCATCCGTCGCGTCCTTGATCGGACCGATATTGGCAATACTCTGAACCAGATTGTCCCACGCTCCGCTCAGACTGCGTGTCAGGTTTTCGCCAGCGGTAAGGCTGTCATTGTAGGCTTTCGCATAGGTTTCGGTGAAAATCCGGAACGCTTCATTGCGTGCATCCGACGCCTTCCCGCTATCGAACAAAGCCTGAATATGCGTCCTCTCGCTATCGGTCAGGAAATGCAGACTATCATCCAGCTTGACGACATCGTCATAGTTGCCGGTGAACGCGTCCGAGACCTGCTGCGATGCCCCCACCAGGTCGATCCCCAGCACCTTTGATAAATGCGTCGCCGCATTGCCGAACTCGCCGATCCTTTCCGGATGAACACCCTCACGAAGAAACACCGATACAGCCTGACGCGCGCTCTCCGCGGATGCGCCCTGGGCGTCAAGGGCCCGCGCCACATCGGTCAAGGCCTCCGCGTTAAAACTTGATCCGTGAGCCAGCGCCGCGATCTGCCCGTTGAAGGTCGTCAGGTCGCGCTCCGTCCGCAGCGCGTTAGCGCCCAATCCGATGATCGCCGTTCCAACGGCGGCAACGATCACGCCTATCGGCCCGAAAGCGGCGCTGACACGAATGCCGGCTGCCGCAAGGGCGTCGAGCAATTTTGGACCATGCTGCAGCGCTGCCATCGCCAAAGATGTACCCGACATCAGGCTTTCCGCCGCACTGGCGCCTTCGCTGATCAGGTCGTTGAAACGTCCCGGTGAACGCGGCGGCCGACCGTTTGCACCACGATTCCCGCCCGCCGCCGGTGGCGTCGCATCGACCTCCTCCGTGCGACTCTGTCGAGTTCGGCGGATGCGTTCCAGTTCCGCGCCCGCGCGTCGTCCGGCACGGTCCGCCTGGGTTCCGAGGGCATCGAACGAAGCACCGACGCGCCGTATATCGGCGGCCATGGCATTCGCCTCGGTCCGAACGCGCGCCCGGGCGCGCTTCAACCCCGCGACCAGACCGTCGTCGTCGATCGTGAACTGATAGTGGGCCTCGCCCAGTCTGATACTCATGTCCAGCCGTGCTTCTGTTTCTCGGCGGCCCACGCTTTATTGTGAGCCGCCAGTTCCTGGGGATCTATCGGATCGTCAATCGGATCGGGCGCTGCGCAGGTGAATTCAAGGAATCCCTCAACCGCGCAGTTCCATTCCTTCAGGCTCAACGCCCAGAACTCGGCCCGCGACATCCGCATCTTGCCGAGGGCGAGGTTCAGCCAGTTGGACCAGAGGTCGCTTTCGCCTTTTCCCCGCCCCCGGCGCCCGCTTTTTTTGGGAAGAGCTGCATCACCAGCGTCTTCACCACCTGAAACGCCGCCTGGAACTCAGCCGACGACACATTGATCGCCGCCGCCGCCTCCCGCTCCAGCCCTCCGTCAACCAGGCACTCAACCAGCAGCCGGTTAAAGGTCTTCACATGGGCATTGAGCACCGCCACGGCGATCTCGTCGACGCCGTTAAAGCCGCTGTCATCCTCCACGGCCGCCAGGCCACGCAGGGTCAGTAGGACGGCGTGCTTGCCGCCGTCGATGGTGACGTAATCGCCACCGCGCGCCTTGATCGTCATGACTACGATACCGCCGTATAGTCGACCGCGCCCGACGACGTGCCGCCGATCGAATAGGTCACTTCACCGTCATGGTTGCCGGCTTCACTGACCTCGGTCAGGAAGAAGGTGCCGGCGAATGTGCCCAGCCCGTTGACGAAAACCTTGTAGCTCTTCAGCGTATTGTAAAGCCGGTAGTTGAACAGCTTCCCCATCACCGCCTTTTCCGATGCGTGATAATCGACGACGCCGCCGGCCTGGAAGGTCGCATTGCGCACACCTTCCCCGCCCAGCAGTTCGGTCCAGCCGGCGCTGTCGGAGTTGGTGACATCGACGGGCGAGCCGTTGATGGTGAAGTTCTTCGACCGGAGCGCCGGCAGGGTTTCCCAGGTCGTGCCCGAGGTGTTGACGGTAATGGTCATCAGGCGACCGGCAGATGCAGTGGTCATGGGGTATCAGCCTCCGAAAATGTGCAAACGATAGGTGGATTGATCGACATAGGCCCGCCCCGACTTGAAACAGTCGGTGTCGCTTCGGCGGGTATTGGGCAGGATGCCAAGGCCGGCATGGCCCCAACAGTTAAGCGCGGCATGAACGGCGTCGCCGGCCGCAGCCACGATGGCGGGACCGGCGTCTTCCGCCCCCCACACCGACAGGGTCAGGGTCATGATCACCCCTTCCGCCGCCGCATCGGTGTGGTTGCCGCGCGTCCGAATACGTTCGGTGACAACGTACGGAGTCTGCGGCTCATCAGCATCGGACGGCGCCTCCAGCAGATAGATCCGGTTCCCGACCAGGCCGCTCAAACCGGAGTCGGCCAGTAGCGCGGCCTGAACAGCGCCGACAATGGCTACGCGATCGACCATCACCGTCCTCCTTTATGTGATGCCGTGCGCAATATCTCGCCGGCCTGATCCCTGACCGCATCGGCCGCCAGATCGCCGCCACGAACCACCACGACCGAAACCTCGTCGTCGGAGCCGGCGACCTCCAGCCGCGCCCACGGCATCCGGTCTTCGATCTCCGCGACAGCCGCTTCAGCCGCGGCTTCCAACGCGCGCCGGATACGGATCGTCTCCTGCCGCACAAACCCTTGCGACAGGTCGGTCCAGGTCATCTTCACGCCCATCACTTCACATCCGCAAAGCTCAGCCGGATCCACGACCGTCCGGCCGGATCCACGCTCGAAATTTTATAGGTCCGCGACGCCGCCTCCCCGGCGACCCGCGATACGACTTCCAGTCTCTGCCCGGCCTGGATCACCGCCGTTTCGCTGTCGTAGCGCACCGTCGCCACACCGCGATTGCCGCCGTCTTCGCGCCCCGACCTTGCATCTGGCGCCGCAGCCCAGGCGACATGCGCCGACCGGGTGACAAAGGGCGCCCAGCTTTCCCGGCGCCCGCCCATGGCGTCGGCGTCGAAGACCGCCTGCAGGACGACCACCGTCTCGGTCAGGTCACGCAACCCGACCATCACAGCACCATCCGGCGAAACCCGGAAACCAGCTTATTGTAGCCCAGCCGGATTTCCTCCAGTGACGCTTGCTCATAGGCCTGCCGGTTCTCGAACCAGTGCGCGGCCAGCATCTTGATCGCCCGGATCAGCCGCGCCGGGATCAGGTCCGGCTCGGCATAACCGCAACGGAAATCGATCCGGACGGCGGACAGGTCCAGCCCGGCGGGGGCATAAACGGCCTTGCCGTGCGGCCCGCGCGTCAGCCAGTTTCCGGCATCGACCTCGACACCGGCCAGTTCCACGCCGGTTATGGCCAGCACCGGCCCGCGCTCGACGACGATCTGATCGTAAAGCCCGTCGCCGATCCGCACGGTTGTCCCGCATCCGACATTCATCCAGGCCCGCCAATGGGTCTCGACCAGCGACAGCCCGCAATCGGCCTCGACGGTATCGCGCGCGGCTGCAATCAATTCTGCAAGCAGCACATCATGATCGGCGCTTTCGATGCGCAGATAGGCGCGCAAGGTCGCAACCGAAACCGGCTCACTTGCCGGCGGCATAGTCAATTCAAGCATGAAGGCTCGCACAAACGATGGGAGAAAGCTGGAACAGAATCCCCTCTCCCCGTTCTTCACGGGGAGAGGTTAGGGTGAGGGGTTGCGTCAGAAGACGCAAACACTGTCAGAACAGATAAACCCTAGTTCCTCGCCGCCGGCGCCAGTTCCAGATGCCCCTTCAGCCACACCGCCGCCAGAGGCGCGGTGGTACTGTTATTTGCCACGGCCAGCTTGGCGCGGATATATCGCTTGCTGCCTTTGTAGCCGATCCAGAAGGTCTGGGTGTCCTTGCTGAAATCGAACGAAGCCTGGGCGGCGGTTCCGATCAGATCGGCAGCGGCCACAGCGGTTTCATTGCCGCTCATGGTCGAATTGTCCGACTCCCACACCGTCAGGGTAAAGGTGGCATCCGCATCGGCCAGCACGCCGGTGGCGATCACCAGGGACGCTGAACCGCAGCCTTGCAAATCCAGGGTGGTGAAAACCTGTTCGCTGTTGTCAGAAACAACCGCCGGCGCCAAGGCCACCACGGGCTGCAGTTTGGAAATATGATCGAGCATCATGATCGATGTCCTTTTCAGATAGGGGTTTCGCTTAGGCCGTACCGAACTTCAGATACTTGACCTTCTCGGTGCGATGCAGCCCGCCGCCGACGCGCTTGGTCGTGTAGAACTCGACATAGGGCTTGGCGGTATAGGGATCGCGCAACAGGGTCGTGCCGCGGCGGTCGTAAACGTGGTAGGCGCTGAAATCGCCGAACGCGATGGCGAAGGCATTGGCGGCGACCGACGGCGCCAGGTCGTTCAGCGTGACGCCATAGCCCAGGATGGTCGACGCCACCCCGGCCTGCAGCGACGGCTGGTAGATGTAATTGCCGTTGCTGTCCTTGACCTTGACCAGTTTCGACTGGGTGATCCGATCCATCATGAAGCCGGCGCGCGGCAGATAGGCCGGGTGCAGCAGCGCCACCAGATCGATCAGGTTATCATACGGATCGAGGCCGAAATCGCCCGACACACCCGTCACCTGATAGCCGACCTTGCCGTCAACGACCTCCGTCTTGCCGGTCTGCGCCGCCCCGGTATAGGTGAACAGCCCCTTCGGCTTGCCGATGCCGTTGCCGTTGGTGTGGGCGTCCAGTTCGTATTCGTTGAACAGCTCATTGACCTCACCGACCAGCCATGCCTCGATCTGGATGGCGTCTTCCAGGATGGTCTGGGTCGCCCGCGGCGCCGCATACAGTTCGTGCGCCACGATATCGGTGGTGCCCAGCTGCGGCGTGCCCGTCTCGCTGCGCGTCGCGGCTTCCGACACCCAGCCGGCCGCGCCCTTGCTGGTCTGGCGGACCAGCCGGATGGCCGGCGCCGTACCGCTGCGCACCGTGGCCACCGACCGGATCGGGTTCATCTCGCGGGCCAGGCCGGCGATCGCCGTATCCAGTTCCGGCGTCACCAGAAAACCGCCGGCCGCATCCGTGCCCTCATTGGCGGCGCGATACTGGGTCGGCACATTTTCCTTGCCCTGGCCACGCACCAGGTAGTCGGCCAAGGCTACCTGATGCTCGCTGCGCCGTTCATCGCCGCCCTGCGACAGATCTCGACGCGCCAGTCGCGTCTCGATGTTGGTCAAGGCGGCCTCGACCGCCGCGACCTTGCGCGCCTCGTTCAGCGCGTCATCGGCCTTACGCGTCAGTTCGGCAAACTCGGCGCGCATGCGCTTCTGCGCTTCCAGGTGAACACCATCGCGCGTCTGCGCCTCGGTGCGAATGGCCTCGACGATGTCGAGGATCTTGTCATGGCTGTCTTGCGACATGGGATAACCTCATAAGAAACAGTTGATCTTGCAGGCCTTTTACAAGTCCTGTCGGATCCGCTCCCTCCCGGAGGTCGGCCTCCTTGAACCCGCTTGACGTAATCGCGCGGGCGGCATTGCCGCTGAACCCGATCCGCTTCAGCAGGTGTTCGAAATCGCGCTTGGTCCGCGGCAGTTGGAACCCCGCCTCGGCCCTCAGGCTTTCGATGACGGCGCCAGGCACCGAATTGGCGGTGACCAGGCTGATCTCGCGCAAACTCACCTCGGTAAAGGTGACGGAACCATCGGTCTCGACCCGCCAGGCGACGGGCACGAAGCCGATCGACATGCCCAGCACGACCTTCATGCGAAACAGTCCGCCGACCCATTCGCGCTCGGTCGAGACGATCTCACCGACCGCCCGCAAACCCTCCAGCCCCTCCGCCAGATCCAGCCAACCGCCCACCGGCCGGTTGTCGGCGTGGTTGACGTACATGGGCAGAGTCCGCCCGCGGCTTTTCCAGGCGGCGATGCTTTTCAGGAAACACCCTGGCGCAAACCGGGTGTCATGACTGTCGAGCGTGTCGAACGGGCAGGCAAAGCCATCCACCCGCCCGGCCACCTCCGCCTCGACCTCACTGGCGACAAAGCGGTATTCCACCACTCCCGCACTCGGCACATGTTTCATGAAGAATAACCCGAAACTTAAAGACAGATATTTCAATATCTTATCCCTCCCCGTTATACGGGGAGGTGGATCATTTGCGGTTAGCAAATGAGACGGTGGGGGATTTGGCCCGCTGTAACCTTCGACACATCAGTTCAAGCTGACTGATCTTTCTCTCCCACCGCCACCAAGGCCGCCCTGGCCAGCGCTCCACACCTGGCCCGCGACACAGCCGCAGCCGGCGCCTCGCGCCACATCTCCCGCGTGCCGTCCAAAATCGACCGCGCCGCCGTCAAGGCCCGCGCCTGCCCATCTTCGACCTGAGCTTCCAGCTCGATCACCGTAGCCAGCTTGACGACCAGATCGGCCAAACCATCGGCCGCATCCTCGCCCAGCCGCACCACCGCCGCTTCCAAAATCCCGGCCAACCTTCCGGCCAAACGCCGTTCCGGCCCGCGCCGCATCCGCACATCCGTCATTGCGCCCCTCCAACCTTCATACCCAGCGGCACCTCACCGCCGGCAACCAGCACCACATCGCCCTCACCGCCAACCGGCCCGAACCCGACCAGTTGCCGCTTTTCATTGATGCTTAAACCCACACCTCTGGCCGCACGCTCCCAACGCACAGCCTCATCCGCTGCACTGGCCGCATCCGCGCTGTAATCGAACCGAATCTCAACCCCGGGCGCCACCGGCTGCAGCCACGCGGTCAACTCCCCGGCGATAAACTCGCACAACGGCCGCACCGTATCGCGGGCAAATCCCACCCGCGCCTCGGCCTGGTTATTGAAGGTCGAATCTCCGGCAATCCCCAGCAGCACCGGCGGCACGCCCAAGCCGAAACAGATCTCCCGCGCCGTCGCGTTCCTCAGCTCCATCGCCTGCATGTCCGACGACGACGCCCCCAACTCCTGATACGACAAGGTCCCGGCCAGGAAGGTCGGCAACCTTCGCGTCGCGTCATCCTTCATCTGCTGGCTCAACCTGACCCGCTCCTCGCGGATCTGGTCGGGCTCCAGGGTCGTATCCTTGTCGACCACCACCACAGCCGGCCTGCGCCCCTGGTGCTCGAACTGCCCCTTGGCATAGCCGCGAACCGCATTGTTTTCCTCGATCGACCGCCCGGCCATCTCGACCGGAGACGCCGCCCTGTCGCGCAGATTGGGCCGCTGGCGGATAATCCGCCGCACCTCGCACCACCCGTCGGGCTCGATGGGAAACACCACCGGTCCACCCGTCTCGCGCCGGAACTCATACCCGTTCAACACACCTTGCCGATCACGCCGCGGCTCAAATCCCTTGCGGCCATGGACATACAGCTCACTCAGCCCCGCCGTCACCCGCACCCCGCGCAGATAGGCCTGGCCGTAGGTCGCCATCAACACCGCCAGGGCATATTTGACCTGCCCAGCACTGTCCTCGCCATTGGCCCGCCGGTTCAGCACGTCCACCAGCGGATGATCCTCCACCCGCTTCCCGTCGCGCCACACCTCGATCGGCAGCTGCGCCACCGCCTGGCCGATCATGTCGGCGCACCGCGCCGCCACCGGATTGCCATAGGCCACCTCATAGGCGTCCTGCGTTCCGCTCAACCAATCGACCCAACTGGTCTGAGGGTTATCCAGCCGCGCCACATAGTCCCGCGCGACGCTTCGCCCAAAAAACTTACCTGCCCATCCATCCCAGAACGCCATCAGTACACTCCGAACCCGACCTGACGCCGGCTCAGCTCGGTCAGCGCCCACACCAGCGCATCCAGCCGATCCGGAGACTGGCCCTTCACGGCATATCCATTCGGTGTCATCTGCAATAACTGCCCTTCCAGCGCCGGAAACGGGCGCTTGTGATAGACCTTGTGCTGCTCATAAAGCGCGGCGATCGGCTCGGCCCGCACCTGCTTGCCGCGGCTGGCCGTGACCTCGCGGATTCGGCAATGGACTCCGTTGACCCGCAGATTGCTGGTCACCAGGTCGCCGCCGAAATTCTTCTCGACCACGACGCAGTCGGCCGCATAGGCATCGACCGCGCGCAGCACTTCCGTCGCCCAGCCCTCCGGCGACCTGGCCGCCACCGACCGGTCGTCCAGCACGATATAACCATCGGCGCCATACCGTCCGGCGACCACGATCCCGACCTCGTCGCCACCGCCGCCGGCCGGATCTACGCCCACGACGACCCGGCCGACGGCCTCCATGACCTTGTCTCGGCCCTGCACCCAGGCCCGGTCCAGCAACTCGCGCGTCCACAGAGCATTCTGGGCCGACGGCATATAGGCGCCATCCCAGATCCACGCCGCCCGCAACGGATCCTTCTTGCGATCCAGCGCCATCTGCTCGCGCAGCGCCGGCGGAAAATGCGGATTGCTGTCCCAGTTGACCCGCCGGCACACCGCCCCCTGCGGCGACACATCGCCACGAAAGAACCGGTCGACCGGATCGGTCGGCAGCATCGGGTTCCACAGGCACCACAGCTCGGACTGCGGGGTCCGCAAAACGGTAGGTATCAGCACATCCAGCGACCTTTGCCGCCCTTCACTGGCCTCTTCCCAGATGGTCAGGGTCGCACCTTCCAGCGACTTGATGCCTTCGGGTTTATTGCCGCGCCACAGCCCAAGGAACAGGATCTCCGCCCCATTCCGCACATTATAGAACCGACCGTTGGCCTGCCGGAACTCCCTTTCCAGCCCGTAAAATTCGAGCCGCTTCCGCACCAGGGTAAAGGCGCTATCGGCCAGGCTGCCCTGTATCTCACGAACAAACACCACCCGTGCGCCGGGCGTATTCACACTGTGATAGATAGCGGCATTGGCAAATTCCCAGGATTTGCCCGCGCCTCTGCCCCCATGCACCGCCCGGAATCGATAGCTCCCCAGCTCTTTTTCCGTCAGAAACTCAAAAGCCGGTATCGTTTCAAAGAACATTCTTCCTTCTCCTCTCCACGAAGTGGGGAGGTCGGGTGAGCAAGAGCGCATTGCGCTCGCCGCGCAAGGAAGCGGTGGAGGGGTATTTTCCGCAGATCCAAACGCCAAAAAAGCCAACAAAAAAGCCCACCAACCGGCGGGCCCATACA